ATTTATTGTCTGAGCCGGAAAGAAAATGAGATAATAGTACACGCTTCATATAGAATAGGTAAGTAAGAGGTTATTATCCTCTTGACAAGTTTCTTTCCATAAGGCATAAAGGGCAGATCCATATATCTTATTTGTTTTCAAAGAAGAGATAAAACGATAATAGGCGGCAGGGTCTTTTCTGCTATATCGTTTGTGCATTTCTTGCATAACCGAAATGGCGCCACTGTGCCCATCGCATAATATAATCAACTGTAATTTATGATAATGAGCATCAGTCATCCTTTATATATAGTGGATGCATAGGATTATTTATATTCGCATTTCTCTAGCATTGTCATGAGCATGGGACCAAATTGTTTCTTTCCAGTTTTATCAAATTCCTTAACAGAATCATTATAGATTTCTTCTATTATCTCATTAAACTCACGTATTTGTCCATCATAAGAGACAGATATAGAATTGGTCACACATTTTATGTTTTTCATGCGTTGTAGAATATTGGTGTGTAATTCCTGAATACATTGACATTGGGTAAGAGCGTCGCTCCATTCTTGTTGAAGTTCATCTGATACTTCTGATAAATCACAGCTATCGGATGTATCAGACATCGCTATATCTTATATACATCATTAGTTTAAGTAATAAAAGGAGAGGAGTGAAAGGCTAGAAAGCTGATGGGAGTATGATAAGAAATGGTACATGTCATGACTGGTTTTTCTGCAGATCTCCAGGACACAAACCAGTGGGCAGGCATAAAGAGACAATGACCAGGGCGTAAAATAATATCGATGAATTTCAAATCATTAACAAATGGTGTATCTTTGGTGGAGAGTTGAGAGGGGATACAGTCTACCCAAGAGGCGGGTAATGAACTTTCCATGGATTCGGGCATGATGGTGACCATCATATCGCCATCGACGGGAAAGATGCATGTCCATGTGGCAAATGTTTTACGGAGTCCCACATTGCCAGCCCAACAATGATAACGAGGAAACATCCATAGTTTAAGAAGAGTGGGAATGATAACTGGATTCATCCATTTTTGTGCCCAAATAGAAATACCAGAAGCGTCTGCAATGATTTCTGCTTGAGTATATTTCCAAGGGCATATGGATTGAGGAGTGGCAGTAGATAGCCATTGTTGTAAGGAAACATCTTTGAAAATAGGTAACTCTGTAAAACAGGGGCGCCCTTTCACATCATTGTGTGTCCAGAAGGTAGCGGAGGGAATGGATCGGACGACGAGAGGAACTTTTTCGCCGAGAAGTTCTATGAGCTGTTCATGCTGTGTCCATTCCATCTGATTTATTCGAAAATCACAAATCGCCTGTTTATAAAAAAAAGTAAGGATAAGAAATAGAACACTAATAATTAGTATGATTTCTATCATATCACTAATGGACCATTCGTAACAAAAAATCAAAATGTCACGCACTAAGAGCTCTTAGTGATGAACTCTTAATGACGAGCTCGTCGTGTTTTAGAAAGATGTTTATTTGTGACAGATTCGGCAATATGGTGACGACGTGTGACCGCAAGATGTTTGGGTTTCACTGATTTCATAATGGGCTTTTCCGTAAGCGCTCTGCTAATTCCTGTAGCATGTATATCGTCTTGAATTGCTGATGCTGCGACTGGTGCTGCGACTGGTGCTGCGACTGGTGCTGCGACTGGTGTTGCGACTGGTGCTGCGACTGGTGCTGGAACGGGAACCTTTTCAGGAAGGAAAAGTGATAATACTTTATCAATCCATGCTTGAGGAAGTGATCCGGTTCCTAAGGCTTGAATAAAGTAGGCATCTGCGGGCTTCACTTGTTGTTGTATAATTTCAATAAGACATTCTTCCGTGGCGTCTACATATTCAATATCTTGCAGAACACCTAGATCGCGAAACGTTTGTAGCCATGCATCTTGATAGGATACAGTATACTCTTTGAGAGTTAATTTGGTATCCATGGCAAATCCGTAACGGATTCCAATCTCTGAAAAGCGCTCCTTCATATCAAAGGAATAACTAGGTCCAATGAGTTGATTCTCAGAAAATTCAACTATCTTTTGAGCAATGTCTTCCATGATAATGAAGCATCCGTAGATATGATTTTGTAGTTGTAATGAATATAATCCAGACGTACCCGATAGTTGTTGTTGAACAGCATTTTTAAGAACGGTGATGTCCATACCTTTGGACAAAAGGTCCATGCCCGAACAGGGCAGCATACTCTGTCCTTTAGACAGAGAGTCCATTTCTATTTAGATGACTAGCAAGTAGAACTCATATTGGAACGCATTATTTCTATTATATAGTAGAATGCATAGAACTCGTACAACAAGTAAAAAGAAGAATAAATTACGTCCTCACAAATATTATCGTGGATTAACAAAAAAGCAAGCATTGGAGCGTAAAAAAGAAATTAACAAATTTGGAGCCATGAAAACAAATGATCCAAAAGCATATGTAGGATTTAAAACAGATGCGTATGCCACTCGTAAGAAAAAGTCGTCTTATACGGTTCAATGGAATAAATTATTTCCTGATGCGAAATCGTTGAAAGAACGTTCACAAGTAACAGGAGTTCCTGAAAAATACTTACGTCAAGTGTATAATCGTGGTATGGCGGCTTGGAGAACGGGACACAGACCAGGAATGTCGCAAGAAGCCTGGTCCTACCCACGCGTCAGCTCCTATTTACTCTGCGGGAAGGCACATTATACAGCTGATTCAGATCAAGTACGATTAGCAAAAAAAGAATCGGCAAAAGCTAGAAAATGGTTTACACGTTGTAAACCTTCGAAAGTAACTACTATTTAATTTCTGTAAAAGGACATAAACTAATAGCACATTATTTATATAATAGAATGGAGTATACCTTTGAATTTTCGCAAGGAACAGTCACATTAAATGAAGAACAACATGAAGTAGTGACGAGTCCGCTCTCTGAAAATCAGAGGATTTTAGCCTCTGCTGGTTCAGGAAAAACGACAACCATTACTGCACGAATTGCCTATTTGGTAGAAGAATATCATATTGATCCGAGTAGGATCTTACTGGTGACATTTAGTCGTGCGGCAGCGAAGGAAATGATTCATCGTGTACATCAATTGATTGGACCTGTCAAGATGTATGCGGGAACGTTCCATGCGCTTAGTTCACAAATTATGAGAGAGCGTGCTCCCTTACATATGAAAGACCAGCCTTTTATTGATGAAATCCCCTATCGTTTGGTCAAATGGTTGGAGACAGCGGAGGCAAAGAAGTGGGTGAAACGATTTCAGACGATTATTGTAGATGAATTTCAGGACATCAATGAAATACAGTGGCAACTGCTAAAAGGATTTTATCATCCAGGGGCAACGATGACGATTGTAGGAGATGATGCTCAAAATATTTATACGTGGCGTGGATCCTCGGTCGATTTCATTTTGAATTTTCATAACAAAATCAAGCGTGTGAAAGATTATCAGTTGTGTCAAAATTATCGTTCGACAGAAGCGATTGTGACCATTGCTAATTCAGTGATGCGATTTATTCCCACCTTGCCATTCAAAGAGAAAATGATAGCGTACAAAAAAGGAGGAAGAAAGCCCGAAGTTCACTATTTTTACAGATCATCGGATGAATGTGATTGGACGGTACGATCATTGGAGAAATTATTGGAGTTATCCAAAAAAGAGAAGAAGGGTTTCACGTTCGCCGTGTTGTCTCGTTATAATTCAGATCTCTTTAAGATTGAGGAACGTCTCCATCTCAAAGGAATTCCATACCAGCTATGCACACAGTACCATCCTGATACAAATCCAGCTAGTCATCAGATTACCTTAGCAACCATTCACGCCTCAAAGGGTTTAGAATGGGACATTGTCTTTTTTATGAATTTACACGATGATGTGTTTCCCTCTAGAAAGGGAGATGCCGAAATTATATCCGAACGTCGTCTATTTTATGTGGGAGTGACACGGGCGAAGTTGGGGCTCTATTTAACGTATTCGAGGCAGGAGAGAGCATTATCACGATTTGTCAGAGAAATCCCTCGCCCTTTTCTCACCTTTCATAATGTAACATCTTTTACATTGAGTACAGTGGAAGCTACTGCACAGATGATGAGTGTGGAGGATATGATTCGTGGATTTGATGGAGCAGATTGGAATGAATTGCGTGAAAAGGGTCATGTTCCTCATGTGATTCAGCATACCACAGATGCGATGTATCCCTTTGGTTATACAGCATGTATGCCAGAATGGGTGAAAATGCATGATGCGAGGGAGACGTGGTTAGAGATGATGCGATTGGTGACCTTACGCGAGTGTGCCCTTCATCAGAATCAATTGGATACACTATGTACACCAGAAATCAAGGAAGCCTTATTGACATTGCGGATTTACAGAGAGGATAATGAGTTTTGGGAGTTGTATGAGGCGGAATTGGAGCATTTGGTGCATCATTTTATGAAGCATACGATTCAGATGCCTGCACTCGATTATGGGGATTTGGATACCTATGTAAAAACGAAGATGCCGCATCTTACATGGACTGTGCAGGAAATGTCACATGCGTTGGTCATTATTGCTAAGATTCGTGGACAATTGCGTCCGTTGCGTCATGCTGGGTTTGATTTGAATGAATTTTCGTTTGGTGTGGTACGAAATTCGGTGCCGACAGAACTACGTCCTGAAGTATTGGCGAGTTGGCATCATATGATAGACGGTACGAAGAAGACGCATGATATTATGGGGGACATGTGGAGAATTGCGTCCATTTCATCTATTATTGAGGGACGAAACATACCGCTGTATCAATATGCTACGATTCATCCGTATTTAGTGGGAAAGGAACAGCAAGAGATGGTGCGTGTGATAGAGAATGTAATACCGTCGTGGATCATTACGCAAGATCGTCCAACCTTTCACTATTTATTTGAGGCGGAGGGGATTCGTCCGATTCGGTTTGATATCATGACGGAGAAGTGTGCATATTATTTCTTTTTCGATCCAGCCTTTGTGCCGTCGATGGAGGATAAGATACTACTTTTATTAAAACAGTATGCTTATGAGGAATTATTTGACCGTTCGTTAGAGCAGATTGGATTTTTGAACATGTCGACGGGAATGGTGGTACAATACAAAGTGACTTCTACCATACGCGCGCAGCTGAGCCAGATGTGGAGACACCTACAAACGAAGTACCATTTGTACCAGGAAAGGTAGTGCTACCATAACCTTTAATAGGGCGTTCTGTATCACGATAGGTGGTAGGAAGAGCGCCGCCAGGTTGTTCGATGGGATAATAGGAGAGAATGGCTTGTTTGGTGGGTTGCACTTCGTTAACACCGCCGTGGGGCATGGGTTCACCACGGGCGGAACCGGTGGGGAGAGCGTAGTATTTGTCGGCGCCATAACGGTCTTGTTTGGTGGGATTGTTAAAGAGGCGTCCACTTCGTTCAAAATATTTGGAATCATTTTCAGATCGACAGGTGTAGACATCCGTACGAAGAAGGGCTTGGGGCATGGATAACTCGCTTACAAATGCAGATGAGATTGCCTTTCTCTCAGGAACAGTGCTACCAGGAACATATAAATCGCCATATTCATTGGGAATATACTTTGTTGTAGGGCACCATTTATCAAGAGGGTAGTTAAGGGTACGAAGAACAGATTCTTTATCAATATTATTGGCGTAGCGACCGGGTGGATAAAATTCACCACCTGTTGGAAATACCATATTCTTTGGGGGAAGTGGTGCTTCTATCATGGGAGCACTTGTCACGTAGTTTTTACAAACTTTTACCCAAGGACGAAAATCTTGAGGCAATCCCACTTTTTGTTGTGGAAGAATGTGTCGTAACATTTCAGTAGGGTCCCAGTGTGTTTTTAAGCAGACGGGGGGAAAGAGATTTCCCTCTACATTTTGAAAGGGATAGTGACTGGCATTCGACGTCTGACTCATTACTTAATCAAAATATTAAATTTTTGAAATATTATTCGTTGCGTTGAAAGGTAGGCTATAAGAAAGCCAATCATTACGTTGAAGTTACCTTGAAATCCGATGCAGAAGCAGTCTTGGGTGCACTAGTATTCGCTACATTATTTGGATCATCTGCTGAAGTAAAGGCTAAATAGGGTGTTGCATTAGGATTATTAGGAATGGGTAGTGTCGGATTAGTGCTCCATCCAATAAGGCGACTTGCTTGACTGACTTCTTCTTCAATATTAATCATGGCATTCCATTCTGTTGCTAATTGTGGAAAAGGACTAGAAAGCCAGACAGGAGTAATAGCAGCATCATCATAATAGATTTTAAAGGTAAGACGGTCTAATTTTCCAAGTGGGGTATCAAAGGTGAGTGGATTTTGAAAGAGAAGTTGCGTATCACCTGATTTACCAATACCAGTAAACATGATTTTGGCAAACATTAATTGTACTTGTCCTGTAGTTTCATTGCTAATGGAATAATTTTCAGGCATGGCGACATCCATATTATTAAATCCCATTTCATCATTAAGGGACATAAATAAATTATTATTGAAAGGGGGTAAAATAGAATTCACTGTACTGGTAATGTTAAATCCTGCATATGGATTAAGTACACCTAGACGATATGCTAATGTATTAATAACGGTATTGACGGGAAGACAAGAATACCATGAGGAAATGACACTTTCTATTTCTCCACAACATATGTCTGTACAATAGCAACTACCTTCTAGATCTGTGCAATATTTACAGCAAGCAGGATTACTACATATACATTGACCATCGCAATTATCTGTTGCGGCTGCAGCGAATGCTGTTGTGCGAACAGATGGTGTACTAACAGATGGTGTACTAACAGATGGTATAATAATCGTATTTGTAGGAGTTGAATCAGATGGAACTGTATGTAGTGTTTGAAATGACATGTTAGAGACATTAGAGAGGGGATTCATGTTTGCTCTTCTAGTCGTATGTCGTGGAATAACACTTTGTCCAGGAACATATAGCATTCGGTCTGTAATAAAACGAACAGGTAATCCCTGATTGGACATATAACTTTGATTTTCAATCATATGTTGTGGTACGATAGTATGATATTTGGTAGAAACATAATCATGATGTTGATTAGTAATTGCACCGTTGATAGAGGAAATAGTTTGATTGGTACTTTGTATTATGGTATAATAACTGGAAAGAGTGCTATGATAATCTTGAAAGGATGTAAAATTCATAGGAATTCCTGAATAGTTTCCATAAATACGACCAATGGTGCTCTTGTAACAAAACATGGATGTAAAATCACAGTCTTCTTCTAAATCGCGTAGACATTGAAAAGTAGATTCTGTGGTAGAATGTGAATCACCACCATGATATTGATAACCTGACACGAAATGATAATTTCCGAGAACAGTACTCAGATTTGTTTCTAAGTGTTTATAAATGCATTTATATTGTATGAGACTTGTTTTTAATGCTTTAAATGAATTAGCATTAAGACCATATGCTGATAATTCCTGATTGGAAATGGTTTGATATTGTTTTTGGATATCATTATGAAGAGATGGGTGAAGGGTATCATGAATAGTAATAAATTTATTTGTATCTGCATCATGTATCCATTGATATTTATTAATATTTCGTAGTTCAAAAGTAAGAGTTCGGCGAAAGATATCTAATGCATTTTGATTTAATTGACCAATCGCATAATAGATATTACTTTGTAGTCCCTCAAATGTTCCCATGACAAGGTTCATAATTTTATCAAAGGTAAACGTACCTGTATTAAGAAATGGTTTAGCACGCTGGGTTGCTAATAATTCTTTCAGAATGGGATAATAATAGGCATTAAATGCAATGACTTCTGTAATTTCAGGAAAGCTATCAATGTGTTGCTGTGTGTAATAGGTGGTCATGATATTTTCTTTGGTATGGGAACCATATCGTTTATTATTAGTTTTAGATGAAAAACATTCACCAGGTTCATTAAATAGTATAGAAATATCTCGTGTATTCATAAAAATATCACGAAATGTATCATAAGTAATAAGATTAAATGGCGGTGTATTATTCGCCTGATAGGTTAATTCATTTCCCATTTGAGCACTATTGCTATAAGTGCCATCAGGAACAGCAACTATTGTCATAAGAGGTTGACCTGATGCATTAAGACGTCCTTGTTCTACGATGCCCATGGCGGATCCATTTGTTCCACTACATGTTGTTGTGACACAGGTACTAAGACAGCATGGTTGTACACCGTCTTTTAGTAAAAAGTTAACAAATGAACTAGTAAAGGCGCTATCTGCAGTTACTCCACCTGAATTATTAGGAAATGAAATTTGTACCAATTGTAATTTAGTTACATTTTTATAAACACGTGGAAGTTTAATGGTAAAATTCATGGGAGAAGGGTATACTTTTATATCACGGCTATCAGAACGAATACAGAAGAGGGACGTTTCCGCTGTTCTTGGCGGATTTAAATACACTAAATCTTTATAAGATGTAATATTTGTTTTTGTATCATATTCTGCGTATTGATTGGTAGGATTATCTTTGCTTAATTCTTTAGCAGGAATATTCATTGATTTGGATTGAAGAATCATGAAACGAGGATCTTCTTGTTTTCGAATACGCGGATCTTCTGATTCAGATAAGTATCCACTATCCTCTGTGCCATCGGTGTCATCCGTGCCATCGGTGTCATCCGTGCCATCGGAAGCGTCAGAAATATCCGATTCATATGGTTCGTAATATTGTCCACTAATGGTATTCATTCTATCTACAACGTACACACACTATCTTTATATTAAAAGTTGGAAGGTATAAAGAACGATAGGTATGATAGAAATAAATGTCATCCGATTGGAATAGATCAATCCAAGGAAATGCAAATCGTTTTGCCATTGGTAATCTAAATCAATTTCAAGTATCCCCTTTTACTCCTCCAACCACTACCGATATCACAGGACTATCTACACTTCTATCTACATGTTGCAGTCAAATATCTAGTATATCAAGTATGATTAATGTAACTACCTATACCTTATCTATTTCTACCATTGTACCTGTAAGTAGTGATTCATCACAAACCATTACAATGAATGCATCTACATTGCAGATGAATGCAAATGCAATGAACATGAACATTGATACTGCGCTAACCATTTCAACGCCACTCATCACTTTTTCTACACTGGTAGGAAGTACCATTACTGCCAATACAGTATCATGTAGTAAGTTACAAATTAGTACAATCAGTACAAATAGTACACGCCCTCTTACGATTACGAATGATGTAACGATTACAGGATGTGCGCAATTTAGAGGATGTGTCTCTACGATTTCTACCAATATGGTATTGGATTCTAATCTATGGGGCAAGTATTTATTTGTGAATAAGGCAGAACAGTCGCTAACCTTGTCGCTCAACACACTTGCATCTCCTGGTACTTATATGGTGATTAAAAATGTCGCATCGACGATTAGTAATAATGTAACAGTGAATGTTGCACCCTATGGAGATTTTAGTACGTATACTATTTCATCATTTTCTACGTTACGACTAATGAGTATGCCCGATGGATGGTATTCGGTGTAATTTATATTATAGGGTGTAGGTAGTACGAATGTCGTCTGGTGATTTTACATTTATCACCCTTCGAAACATAACTGCCTATCAAACAAATAATGCCTACGTTCCGAAAGATTATTTTTTAACAATGAGTACAAATGGTGCTGCGCAATGGTCAAATAATGCAAATCTTAATATGCTTACTGCATCTACTATTACATGTAGTTCCATCAATATTGATACACTCTCATTTTCTTCTCTCACAGGAAGCACGATTACTGCAAATACCATGTTTCTGAATTCATCTCTATCAGTTTCTTCTATTAGCACAGGACTTCTCTTTGCGGATGTAGCAACATTTTCTTCTCTTACAGGAAGCACCATCAATGCGAATAGTATGATATTATATTCATCACTAAGAGTTTCTTCTTTTAGCACGCATGTAATGAGTACGACTATCATCTATGCAAATAACGTTGAAGCAAGTCTTATTACTACAACAGGTAGTTTTTATGGTGCAGAGATGATTATATCTACATTACGAGCAGACAAGGCAATTAGTACGACTATACTTAGTACGAATACATTTATCTTTTCTAGTATGATGATGGAACCTGCTACCTATTCAACAGCTACACTATATAATCATACTACATCTGGTTATTCTACTGCATCGATATTGATTAATATTGCAGGAAGCACGTGGAAGATTCCGATTGAGCGTGTCCAGCCATATTAATATGATAAATACATAACCCTGAAATAGTACGATTACTATGATTATCATAATATAGTCTCTTAGCATAAATCATATTCTATTACATAGTGCTACTATTCAATAGAAATGGAGTGAGAATGAAATGGAAAACAAAAAAACGAAAGCCATAGGATCAGGCGGATATCAATCACGCGCATACAAACCAAATCTTAAATATCCGGACCAACCAACAGGATGCCAGCGGGTGGAGGGTTATTACAACTTGTCGCCACGGGAAAGCAAGATTTATTTTTAACGGGAAACCCCCAAATTAGTTTTTTTAAAATGGTGTATCGTCGTCATACTAGCTTTGCAACAGAATCGCAGCCGATGTATTTTGATGGTACCCCCAATTTTGGACAACGAATTACCTGTCTGATTCCACGTCGTGGTGATTTACTGGGTAAAGTCTATTTGGATGTTACCTTACCACAGATCAAAGATACGTCTGGTAATATCCTATCCTATACGAATTCCATTGGAAATGCCTTGATTCAAGAGATTACCTTTGAGGTGGGTGAACAGGAAATTGATAAGCAAACAGGGGAATGGATGGAAATATGGACACAGCTAACAACACCTGCAGAGCAGCGCGATGCGTTAAATGAGATGATTGGGCGTGTAGAATTATATAACCCTCCGAATCTCATTCCAGGTGCAAAATCGGAAGGATTACGTCTGTTGATTCCGCTCCAGTTCTATTTTTGTAATAATCCTGGTCTATACATTCCACTGATTGCCTTGCAATATAGTCAGATCCGCATTAATATTACGCTACGCCCCCTTCAGCAGCTCTTTTGGGTGCCACCTCCTCCAGAACAGGTGGATTGGGTGCCTGCTTGCTCGACATCGGTGGATTGTACGTCGCAGATTGTGAATATGATGTTGTGGGGTGATTATGTGTATTTGGATGTGGAGGAGCGACGTATGTTTGTGAGCGCATCACATGAATACATCATTGAACAAGTACAATATACACCGCCTTATTCTATTACGGCACAGCAGACAACCGCTACGATTTCAGTGGAATTTAATCATCCCATTAAGGAATTCATTTTTGTGGTGCAGCGCGATTCGATGATGAATCGCAATGAATGGTTTAATTATAGCAATTTGGCAATTGGTCAACATACACCTGCATTAGTAGCACCTTATTTGAATTCAAATGCACCAGCGGGTCGTATGGATTTAATCGCAACAGCTAAGTTACAATTGGATGGATATGACCGATTTATGGAAAGAGTACCCCAATATTTTCGTTTACAGCAACCCTATGATCATCACACCACAACTCCGGTCAATGCCTTTATTTATAATTACAGTTTTGCATTACGACCAGAGGATGCTCAGCCCACAGGAACGATGAATGCAAGTCGGATTGACAGCATTGTATGGCAGATTCAAATGAATCCTGTGCTAAGTAATCCTGTGATGCCTGCTTCTGAACAGCGAGGAAATTGTCATATTATCGTATATGCACATAACTATAATGTATTTCGTGTAATCAATGGTTTCGGCGGATTACTTTTTACGATTTAAAATGAAGAATAACAAGGGGTAAAAAAGTCACAGTAGAGAGTAATGGGAACAGGTATCTCTAATCTTAAATTTTGGGAAGATAAACCCGCACTATTTGGCGATAAAAAAGAGGGTGCAGATGACAGTATTTATTTATCTTATTCTGTATTTCTTGGATTATCTTTGTTAGGTGGATTTTTAGCATTAGATCATTTGTATTTACGATCGCCTGTTACCTTTTTAGCAAAAATCATTGTGAACATATTTTGTTTTGGAGTATGGTACTGGTTTGATGCATTACAAGCGATATGGAATAGCGATGTCATTAAATTGTATGGATTATCGGTTCCTTTATTTGGACCAAAAGGAATTGGGGCAGGTGTTCTTGCTAAAGAAAAGCCTAGCAAATTGCATTTAAATTTCTTAATTTATTCTATGTGTCTTCTTTTTGGCGGTTTATTTGGTCTGGACTCTTTCTTGGTAGGTGATAATCGTTCAGGATTGATTCGCATTATTTCACTGATTAGTATCATTGGTGTTCCTCTTGCAATTGGTTGGTGGTGTTACAATTTATTCTGGTATTTTACCGATACAGAACATGTCATTAATATGAATGGAGCCTATTTTGGCAGAGAAGGTGGATCTTTCGCATCTGCAGTATTAGGACTTGTTCCTGCTGTCTTTCAGCCACTTGTTGAAACAGCTACTGAACCTATAACAGCTACAATGAATGCAGTGGATAGTAGCATACAATTGGCACAATCGTCTATTACTGAATTACCTAAAGTTGTAAGCGCTTTAGAAGGTATCGTTAATGCATCCACACAAATGGCTGCAGTTTCACCACTATCGGCACTTGCAACAAATCAGGCTCTAGGACAATCATTGAATGAGCATAAGGGTAAAGGAATGAGTGGTGGTTCCATAGGCGATAGTGACTTAAACGCATTACCCTATACCTTACTAGGTACTGTTGCTTTTATTTCCATTGCTGGATTTGCTGCGACGTATTATCGATCCAAAAAAAATGTCAAACCAGAGGCAGATGATTCCCCTCCCGAGCCAGGAGTTCTTCGAAAGCCTCATCAAGAAGAATCCACAGGTACCGCATGATCCGATCACGATCATTAAATTTACAGCCTCTTGGTGTGGACCTTGCAAACGTATTGATACAAATCTTCTACTTAGTCTAAGTGATAAAATTAAATGGTATGAATGTGATTTGGATGAGAATGATTACACTCCTGGTTATTGTGGAGTAAAGTCCATCCCCTGTTTTCTAGCGATTGTGAATGGTAATTGTCAGCCTCTGCTTCAATCATCCGATACAATGAAGGTAGCAGAATGGATTAAGGGTGGATTTAAACAGTAAAAAGAGTAATTTTATGAAAATATAACACTATAACATATGATATCAAATATCACATGTGATAGTTAAAAGTCTAATTGGCAAATAAGAGTCGTCCTCGTCCTTCTGTCACTTCGTAGACATCCCATCCTTCTGTAAAGACACGACATTCTGATTTACGCTGTGTCAGTGTAGGATTTGTATTAATATTTGCCAATTCTACATATAGTGTGGGACGATCCGCCGTTGTAAAATTCACCGTTCCTTCTGGTTGACGTGGAGCAGGATAAATTGTGCCATATTGCTCTCCACGCGACCATTTCATACTACCGATTTCTTTTCCACTTGCTTTCTCATCTTTTACCAACTGAACGATATCTTGCCATAAAAAGGGTTCATGTAACAATTCACGATCTCGTCCTGCAATTACCAGTTTAATTCGATAATAAAATGCACCATAGGGTTCTGTAAATGGCTGTGTTGCAGTTGGACTATGTGTTTCAAAGAAATCGTTACTGAAATCGTCCAACTGATTATTGTCCAATACATTATAGTTACGAAAGAACCAAAAGATACGTTCTGTCGGATGACGTCCATCTAGGCGTCGTGTGACAGCAGCAGTCCCACCCTTATCCAAGGGAATATAATCCAATTCACCGAATGTAAAATTATTTTCAAATTGGCGACGAAAGGGGATTTGAATGGGGGTAGAACGAAGCATTTCTTGGACATCGGGTGGAACATAGTGTTGAATGGTGGATAACAAAATAGTGGGTTGTCCGATTTGTGAGAGGGGAAGAGGAGCAAAGACGTAAGGGGTACCGTCTGGAAAGTTGTAGGTGAAGGAGGGGACGTTCCATGGCGCAGGTTTATAAATGGTGGCGTCGCTGCATACGACCAAATCTTCTATTTTGCGAAGGGTACATTTGATGCGAAATCGCTGCCATGCCATGGCAACAAGAGGAAATCCTGCATCACCAGGACATTGCATTCCAGGAAGGGGTAGAACAATGCGAAGATGACCAGGCGTGGCACGAAGTTGAATTCCACGATCCGTTGGCATATTAGTATATGGATTCACGGTGTCTACAAGACCTCCCACGGTTTGTTGAAGAAAGCTGCTGTTCCACGAGCCTTCTGTCATTTGCTTTGCTAATAATCCATCGCCACTCCATTCCTGTAATAAGAACTGATCTTGATAGAACTGAATGTTTTCAAACAAAAAATAGCCGACATGATTGACATATCCATAGGATAAGTGCGCCATATCATTGGTTGTGATGGGATAGAGCCCATTTGCAGTAGATGGTGCACCCACTTGCCTTTCAGGAAGATAGGGAAGAGAAGGTAGCCAGGATGGCAGGTCAATTTCAAGTGCGCATTCGGTCATGACATCGCCATAGGGGTCAATGTCTACTTCAAAGGTATTACCGAAGGTTGTTCCATTAATGGGTACTTCAGTTCTACGCTCTGCTAAATGATGAATGGAGGATTGATAACGAGCGTCATAGGGAAATTGACTTTCTTTCGAGTCTTTTACAAAATAGGTGTCTTTGACACCGCGTGCTACTAATTCAAAAAGAGCACCTTGACCACTGGATTGATTGATGGTAGTCATTCTATTTTATAGAAGTCATTCTAATGTTATTTTATGCTCTTGAATTATGCTCTTGATTTTACACTAATTAATAAGATGGCGAACGAATGATGTCAGAATGCCCGATAGAAGAGACATCCCTAATGCCATGGGAACATTAAAGCGATAAATAAGAATAATAAAGACAGCGAGGGAGGAGAGCAATGAAATGACAAGTGTTTCTATGATCGTACCTATTTGGGTGGAGGCGATATCACGTTTTGTCATTTTTAAAACAATCAAACGAGAAAGACCTGCCGTAATGACAGATGCGATCACCATAAACATAACGATCTCTGACCAGCCCAATTGATAGGAAATGGCAGCAATATAGACAGCTGCCACATTGAGCGCTGAAATAGTGAGCGTTTCAAACGTAATAAGAGCACTATTCATTGGTTTCTATATGATGATGATAAAATAGTAATGAAATTTGATAGATACTTTTTATCGTAGAATACATCATATACAATATACATGATACATGGCAAATCTCGTGATTGTTGAATCTCCAGCAAAATGTCAAAAAATCCAGGGGTTTCTTGGAGTTAACTGGCGTGTGGTTGCGAGTATGGGTCATATTCGCGCCTTGAAGCATGAATTACAAGCCATTGGAATTGACAAGGATTTTGAACCCAGTTATGAATATAGTAAGGAAAAAGCAAAAGCAATCAAACAATTGAAAGAAGCCGCAACGGATGCAACACAGATCTATTTAGCCGCCGATGATGATCGAGAGGGTGAAAGTATCGCGTATGCAGTATGTTTGTTATTGAAACTCAATCCGCGAACCGCTCTACGATCTGTCTTTCATGAAATTACCGAGAAAGCAGTAAAAAAAGCAGTGGCTGAACCACGTCACTTAGACATGAATCGTGTCTATGCTCAACAATCACGCGCCATGCTGGATATGATGCTTGGATTTACCTTGAGTCCCCTCCTATGGCGTTATGTTGCTCCTGCCCTATCTGCAGGTCGTTGTCAGACACCTGCACTACGTCTTGTGGTGGAACGAGAAGAGCAGATTCGTACCTTTAGTGCAGCATCCAGTTGGCATCTTCAGACCCAATGGTTACAGGATGGATTTACTTTCTCTGCTGAAATGGAAGATGAATTGGAAGATAAGGACTCTGTTGTGAATTATATGGAATCTGTTCATCAGCAACCAATAGGCAGTGTGATAGAAACGACTAAAAAGCCGTGGATAGAATCAGCACCGCTTCCACTTATTACCAGTACGCTTCAGCAACAGGCGTCTGCGATGTTCTCGATGAATCCGAAGCAGACGATGTCTGCGGCGCAACGGTTGTATGAAATGGGACATATTACCTACATGCGAACAGACCATGCGGTTCTTTCGGAAGAGGCGAAGAAGGATGCGAAAGAATGGGTCAAAGAGAATTATGGAGAGGAGTTTGTGGGAGAAAAAGAAGAACCTGTGAAAAAAAGAAAACCGAGAGTGGCAAAAGCGGAAACAAAGGAAGAGGTTAAGCCGCAAGAGGCACATGAAGCCATTCGTCCTACTCATATGGAAGTGACACATGTATCAGATGTTTCCGCTTATGAAAAGAAAGTGTACCATTTGATTTGGCAGCGTTCTATTCAATCGGTGATGGCGGCGGCACATGGAGAATATTATCGGGTGAAAACGCAGATTAAAGAAGATACCGATTTTACATGGATGAGTCAGTGGAAACGGACCATCTTTGAAGGGTGGAAACGGGCGGGGAAGGTGATGGAATTGGATGAGTCTGATGAAATGGTGCAAGATGTAGCACAGGATAGTACATGGGAAAAAGCGACAAAGATGCAAGTAGGTGATGTTCTAAAATGGAATACAATGCATGCAGAGTCAAAAGAGACGAAAGCGCAAGGGCGATATACAGAAGCGACATTGGTGAGAGAGTTGGAGAAGCATGGAATTGGGCGTCCATCTACCTTTGCATCATTGATGTCAGCCATTCAGGATAAGAATTATGTGGAGATTAAGGATATTCCTGCAAGAGATATTGTGGTGACAGAATATGTGTTGATGGCGAATGAGTGGCCTGCGAATGAAAAAGCAACAAAGAAAAAGGTAGGAGCGGAAAAGAATAAATTGGTGCCGACCGAACTGGGACAATCCGTGCTTACTTTTCTGCTTCAGCATTTTACGGATCTATTTGACTATGATATGACATCGCATATGGAGAAACGATTGGATCGTATTGCAGAAGGTGGAGAACCGTGGAAACAAATCTTGCATGACATCTGGCAATCGTATCAGGAGAGATATCGTACCTTGTTACAAGCGGAACAAAAGGACCGCCCGAATACAAAAGTGCGAGAATTTACAAATGGATTAAAAGCGGTTCAATCGAAGAAGGGTCCTCTTCTCTTGATTGAAGGAGCAAAAAAAGAGGATACGCAATTCATTGGATGGCCTGCAAATGTTTCGTTTGAGGAAATGACAGAAGAAATCGCCCGTGCCTTTCAAAAAGAGGAGGCAGAAAAAAAAATGGGAAATGAAATGGGAAGATGGAATGACCAACCGATTCAAAAGAAATCGGGAAAATTTGGAGAGTATGTGCAATGTGGTGATGTATCAGTTCCCTTTATAGAAGAGGAAATAGAGAAAACGGTGGAGCGATTGGAAGCGAAAGTAAACGCGAAAGCAAATAGTTCAGTCATAAAAGAATTTAAGCAATATGCGATTCGTAATGGGCAATATGGACCCTATATTATCAAGACATCGGTCAAAAAAATACAATTTGTATCATTGCCAAATGGATTGGATGGTGCCACCCTAACAGAGAAGGAAGTGGAGGTATTGTATCAGGCGGGATTAGCAAAGAAGAAATGGGCTAAGAAATAAAATAATGAATCAATAGAAAACATGTCGGGAGAAAATGGGGTGCAAGTGATTAATGGTACCGACCCAAAACACCCGCGATCTCGTTCTGTGTCGCCTGTGCGTGGTGCAACAGTAGAGGATGAAAAGCCGCGACGTTTTCTAAATGGATGGACGAAGGAACAGGAGCGTTTAATGGCAGAATGGAGTGACATTGCCTTATGTTATCGGTGGCTTCATGACCGTTCCGAGAAGCATTTTCATAGTAAAACAATTTGGATTAATTTACCAGTCATCATTTTATCAACATTAGGTGGAACAGCTAGTTTTGGAGTTCAATCTATTTTTAGTACGGATTCATCTAAGCAGCTTGCAAGTTTTGTCATTGGAGGTATTTCATTAACCGCAGGATTGCTCACAACGATTGGAAACTATTTACGGTATGCGCAGTTAGAGGAATCCAATCGTGTAGCATCGATTGCGTGGGGTAAATTTCAACGTCTCATTGCGGTAGAAATTGCGTTGCATCCGAATGAGCGAATCGATTCACTTGATTTTTTAAAGATTTGTCGTGCGGATTTGGATCGGTTGATTGAACAGTCGCCACCGATTCCAACCGAATGCATTCAAATGTTTGAATTACAATTTGGACATATCAAAGAATTAAAGAAGCCAGATATTTGTGGAGCGCTAGAGCATACTCGCGTATTTGAGAGTTCTGAAGAGCGCTTGAAGCAAGTGGCGGTGGACGCAGCGTTATTATTAAGACAGAAGAAGAATACATTAAATGAATTATTGGCGCCGCAAATACAAGCGCGTATCAAGGAGCAAGTAGAGACACGTATACAAGAGGCATTGAAGGAGCAGAAGGTTAGATTGATGAAAGAAATGGAAGAGGAAAAGATTGAATCGCAGAAAATACAAGAGAGTTTTGATAAAATCATGGAAAATCGTCAGAAGAAGATAGAAGAGGAAATTGAATTGGAAAAAAAGAAAATGGTTCCTACTGAATCGATGTCAAGAGATCTTCCATTTGAGAAACGATTGTATGCGAGAAAACATTCTATGACAGATTCATTTGATAAATGGATGAAGAAATCGCCAGTGTTAACATCGATGGCAACTGTTCAATCACCGCAATCCACAACAGAATTTTTATTGGGTGATGCACAAAATATAGTGTTGATACCAAATCCTCTTTTTGAACAGGTAGAAATTCAAGTGGATATGACAGAAGAGAATGAACACAAAAATTGAATAGATACATGATATAAATAGAATCGTAACTAGATATTGTAATGCGTGTTTCAAAGAAGACTGTTCTTTCACTGCTTAGACAATCCATCCATATTGAAGCTTCATGGGACAAAACAACGATACGAAGTATTCATTTTGCTATTTTAATGAAGCGCGGAAAGGTATTAGAGGTAGCATGTAATGCGATTGGTTCACGGACGAGAGGATGTGGATATACCAATCGGACCATTCATGCGGAGAGGGCGGTTCTTAAAAAAGCGGGAGACCATACGAAGTTAGATGGTGCCATTATGATCGTGATACGGATTTCAAGGGGAACAGGAGAACTTATGAATTCAGAGCCTTGTGATACATGTCGTCCGCATTTAGAAAAGTGTATGAAAGAACATGGATTAAAGTGTGTGTATTATTCTTCTTAAAATCAATATAAATAATATATTATTTTTATTGATATAAACGAACGATTTACTTTTTCCAGACCTCAAAGAAGTTCATATAGGTATCTGGAAACTTGTTATAATGACGGCATTCCCATCCACCACACTGAACATAGACGCGCTTCAGACCACTTATCGTTAACATATCGTCAATGAACTTCTTATGAGCTTCGTTATAGTAATCATTTTCCATGATCACTAGATTGATGTCATCTAGGATATCTGGCATATCCGTCAAAATATAGTAGAATGCACCCTCGCAATCGAGAATGAGGGTGTCAAAAGCAATCCTATACTTATCGCGTAGTTCATCCAAGGTAATGGTCTGAACAGAGTGATAGCCAGGAAGAATCTTGTCGCTTACAATGGTATCCCATCCACACTGAATCAACTTACGCTTTGATAAAGCAGAGGCTTCAATATGGAAATACATATCATTGGCGTCACGATTTTCTCGGAGTTGTGAGGCAATTCCATCATCCGATTCTAGAGTGACAAAGTTAGTATTTCCTTTCTTGGATAGAATGGACTGAATCAATAATGAATTACGACCCACATTCGCACCGATTTCCAGAACTTTCTCATTTCCTGTTAGAAATCGCATTGCCATACCCTGCTCTGGAAATTCCTGTGTCATGCTTCCATGAACCAGCTTCAATGTCTTATGAATCTCTGTTAGCTTCTTCTCAATAGATGCATTGTTCGCCTCATCAAAATCGTATGGATAAATGTCTTGAATGGCTTGAGGAATAATATGCATGTAGATCTGTTGGCTTGTCAGATCGATATAGGCTTGATGAGTATGATCAACAATGGTTTCTATTCCATTATCTGTCACAATGGTGACTACTTTGAGAACACGGGGAATAGGATCCGTGTACAGATAGGCACGGTCATCATCACCTTTTGGGATGACAGCAACGTTCTGACGTACAAAATGGCTCAGAACCTTATTCGTAATGTCCAATTGACGTTGAGGAAGTCCGTATAGAATTTTCATGATGTATTCGCGATATATATAGGTATTCTTTTAATTATTTAGGTTCTAGTCATATTGGGATTTTTAAAAAGATAACACATTTTAAAAATAGAGATTCGGTCGAGAGTGGGATCGAACCACTGACCTTGTGATTAACAGTCACACGCGCTACCGATTGCGCCACTCAACCTCTCCATTCTTTCCGTAGAAACAAAAGGCGAATTATAAACGCGGCAATTGTGTTCATCTACGAAAACCAAAATATCGTAGAAGGTAGATGGAGAAAATCTGTGCCATTTGTGCAAAAGAGCCCTCCGCCCATTCTTTCAAAAAAATATCGGAGAAAAATGGTGTGTGCACTTTTTACACCAAGCCAGCAGCGGCAACACGATATGACGATACGGCTGGTGTCATTGCACATATTGATAAAGCATTGCATATGATTGGTAATAAAAAATGGATTTGGTTATTTGATAGTGATGGATTTGAAGCACGACATGCAATGGCATTGCAAACAGGGCAAGGAATTTTACAGTTAATTGAGGAAAAATACGGTAGGTATCTTCAACAGATTCTATTTATTAATAATAGTTGGCATATTAAAGCAGTTGTAAAAGCAGGTTCTATCGTATTAGATAATACATTACAATCAAAAATCAAAATGCTAGATGATAGAGTGTACAGTGTGCTTGAATTTGTGTAAATCTTTCAAAATAGTCATTCCGGTTCCTATTTGTGTTTAAAAATAGTAATAGAAGTATGGTTCTTATTAGAATGGTATTTCATTTTTATAAGAATAATACATTTTATATTACGTTGGAACATGCTTTGGAGCGTCAAGAGCGCATGCGGCAACGATTTCAGCATTTTGAAATGGAGGTGACACAATGGACAGCGTCTATACCTTCTACACTAACAGATTTATTTCAATCTTGGATGAGTCCTAATGAAAAAGCGTGTGCGCAGTCGCATATTAATATTTGGAAGCATATGATTCTAAATAAGATGGAGTATGCGTTTATTATGGAGGATGATGCGTGTTTTGATAAGGATTGGAAGAAGAAGTTGGATCAGTGTGATGTACAAGACGATTGGGACATGATTATGTTAAATGCGTCTGAGTCCATGACGGTTATGAATACATGGTCTATTACGAAGGAACAATATTTGACAGCGGGTTATGTGATTTCTTATCGCGGTGCACAACGATTGTTGGATATGTTTCGTGAGGCGTATTGTTCATCAGATTGGATGTTGACGCGATTACAGTTGCGAGGGCATTCGTATTGTTATTTTCCATGGCTTATTGTGCAAGAAGGAATAGAAAGCTCGATTCGTGCGGATTGTGGTCCAGATCGTAATAAGGTACTACGATTATTAGGAGAAATCAGTTATGATATAGAAAATTATTTATAATTATTTTATTTTTAGATAATAGAAATGTCAAATCGTATCTATGTTTTTAATAAAAGTACTGTTCTAAAAAATACAGATATGTTTCTTATGATTCATGCGATGAATGTGATGTTGCCAGCATTTTGTAAAGCATGGTCCTTAAAGCAATATACATGTATCGCGGCTCCTTCTAATACAAAACCAGGTACAAATGGAATGTATTGTGTGTTTCTAGATAATAGCACGTCACCAGGTGCTCTTGCGTTTCATACAGAAAATGAGAATATTCCCTATGGTGAAATATTTGTGAAAACGATATTACAATATGGTGGTTCGGTGTTAATGGGGGCGAACCATACGGTTCCTACTGTTGCACAGGCATTTGCACACGAAATCTTTGAGATGTTAGTAAATCCCAATGTGAATGTGTGGTGGCAGACATCGAATACAACACTAATTCCTGCGGAAGTATGTGACCCTGTGCAAGGTCGTGTTGTGCCCATTAAAGTGGGGGCAGTTATGGTGGGAATGAGTGATTATATTCTACCCGAATGGAATGATCCACAAAGCACCAAGGGTCCTTACAACTTTTTAAATACATTGACGCGTCCTTTTCAAATGGCAAAAGGAGGCTATTTGATTTATATGAAAACAGCTAAGATATCTTATGTCTTTGGTGAAACGGTGTCACCTTTTGTAGAGTATCGTTCACAGAATGTGTTAGAATTTATTGCAAATAAATATGAGAAGATGGCAGAACCTGTTTCAGAACTTGCTGCTTTGCCAGCTGTAGAACCTGTTCAGTGAAAAGGGCTTAAAGCTGGTTCGATTATAATACTTGTGGGGAAACTCACGTATGTGCGAGTATAGCAAAGCCTGGCCTAATGCGACGGATTTAAGACCCGTTGGAGAAATCCTCGTGGGTTCAAATCCCACTGCTCGCAATTACTTTTTTTGAAATCTGTTACGATTTGAAAAATAGTAGCTATAATAGAATGGCGTCCGACGAGGAATCCATAGATGAAAGATTAAATGATAGGGAGCTTACAGAGGAAGAACAAGATGCACAACTGAAAATAGTGAAAGAAAATCTAGTAGAGTTAAAGGTTATAGCACGCGAGATGGAATATATGCAAAAAGAGATAAAATTATCAAAATATAATACAGAGGCGAATGTACTTCTTAGCAAGAATGTAGGTGTAAGGAATAAGTCACTTATTGCTAGTAAAAAAACGGTGAAAGTACCCTATGTACTACTGCCTTCATTAGATTCATATGCTGGTGCATTATTAGAATATAAAGTAGAAATCATACAAATAGTTGAACATTTGGATCACAGTATAAAGGGAATAATGAGTACATATGGAAAACAGTATAGATGGAATAAACCAAAGGAGCAAACAAATGCATTACTTTATAAGGGAGAAGAGTTATATGAGTTTATTTTTCAGGAATTTCAAAAAATATTGCAGATAATACGAATAGGTTTACAATTTTCAGAGGTCGTATGTATAAATACAGATAATAAAACAACATTTAATAAATGGTTTACAATTTATAAAGAATATTCTACACTACTACAATCTGTTAGTGAGACATATAATACATATAGAAAATTCGAGGGACTATTTCATTTAAAGCTGTATGCAAAATATATAGAACGACATGAGGTACTATTATTTGAATATATAACGGAAATTAAGAAAGCCGATGCAGTATATGACCTATTGAAAAAACGAGAGGCACAAAATCTCTCAAATCGACGAAAGCGTGGCGGTCGCCGAACTCGTAAGAAAAGAGTTTAAAGCCTCGTAAAGAAGGTAGCATGTGGAAAACATCCACATCGGTCTCCTTAGCTCAATTGGTAGAGCAATCCCTTTGTAAGGGATAGGTCACGTGTTCGATTCACGTAGGGGACATTGCTATCTGGAAGAGTGTTATCTCTTCCATTAGCGTCTCTTTAGCTCAATTGGTAGAGCAATCCCTTTGTAAGGGATAGGTCACGTGTTCGATTCACGTAGGGGACAGGCTATGATGAGAGGATGGTATCCGTTGATCATAGCGCATAGCTATTACGCCCCTGTAGCTCAAACGGAAGAGCACATTCTTAGTAAGAATGTGGTATTGGTTCAACTCCATTCGGGGGCTGATTTATTATTTATTTTTGTACAAATAAATGATAAATAATTCTATTTCGTATATAGTAATGAAATCTATTTTGATTGGAAAGAAAGGGAAGCCGACCTATTTGGTAGAAATTGAACCAAAGAAACTTACGATTTATAAACCGGATCGCTATAGTAAACAGGAAGATTTTTATGAACAATATGTGCTTGGAGAAGTCGTGCTTACCACACCATATGATAAGATTCTATTTACAAAGGCGCCGATTGCCTATCGACGCGTCATGGATGCACCTAACTTGTTGTATGCAACGGAATTAATCATTATTATCAAAAAGAAGCAGATACGGGTTTCGACATCGATACGAATGGTCCCTTTCTTGCAAACACGTAAACGCCATACAAAATAGTCTATGCCTGACGTTTCGTATACAAAATATAAGTCAAACAATATATGGTAAACATGGCTAAGGAACCACTGCCAACAGGTGATAACCGTTTATAGATTTCCATAAAGGCAGCCGAACCAAGCATGAGTCCCGCGTCACCCAAAATGATTTTTGCACCATTTTCTTTCGCATAATCTTGAAACACATCCATTAATTCATTGTGACCGCGAGGAAATGGTTTGATGACAATGGAGATACATTTCTACTTGGTGTAATTTTAAAAATAAGTATCTAACTTAAAGACACTTTATCTAAAATAGAATAGAACCAGCAATGGTTCTATCAGATCTAGTGGCTCAAACGGATAGAGCATTTCCCTTCTAAGGAAAAGGTTGCGGGTTCAAGTCCCGCCTAGATCTACTACTATTTTATGGAGCGTGTTCTACCCATTCCATAAAATAGCAATAACAATCACAGTCCATTTAAAGAATAAATGTATGGCTTAGTAGTAACATCATGGGATGTGGGTGTGGAAAAAAGGGTGGCGCCCCTCAAATGATGGGTCCTGATAGGCAGCCCTTATATATTGATGAATGGGGTCCGATTTTATGGAAATATTTACACTGTCTTGCGGAGAAAATAGGGACATCTGGAAATACAATCGTAGATACCGATCAAGCCAATTATATGGAGACATTATTGACTACTCTTCACCTTATCATTCCGTGCACCACGTGTCAGGCACATGCAACCGAATATATGGCAGCACATCCTATTCCATCTTTACGAGGATTATATAAGAATGAATTACGTGATACGGTTCGCTTGTGGCTTTTTCTATTTCATAATGCAGTTCGTGCACGGAAAGAACAACCTGTCTTGGTGACCACCATAGAAGAATGTGGAACACTCTATCAGAATTGTCACCTTGCAAAATGTGATTATACAAATTTTATTCAAAGTGTTGCTGCTGCTGTTCGGCAAGGATGGGTGCGCATTGATCATTGGCGAAAATGGTACAGTAATTCAGAACGTCTTCGGATTATTTCTGGAAATGTGGTTATTTAACAAAATCGTAAGATGTACGATGGATAGGTATCTTCAAAGCAATAGTAGTAATGAACCCTCTGCAACAGAGTGTGGACCCTCCACCTGAAGATAGTACCTGCCTAGTAGGCATACAACATACGGATGGGCAAGTCGAATACATTTCTGTTGCATGGAACGGATATAATGTAGGAGAAGTGCTATATCAGCACTACAATACTCGTGAAAAGGTAGTCGAACTTATTCATCAAGGATCACGACCTTTCTTAGAACATCCTGAGGAAATCATCGACGAAGACATGGAACCACCCGAAATCATACACACGTATCAGGCTTTTTTCCGTATCATGAAGGGTGCACCCGAATACTATTATGTTTTTACTACCGATAATTCATGGGTCGTTTATTCCAAGCACCATAAACCACCTATTCAAACGGCACGTTGGCTTTATCAAGATCTTTAATATAATGTATGTATCATACATATTATTAAATATTTCGTGAATGATTAGATGGGCACAGTACGAATGTTCCATGTGGAATTAATGTATCCATCCACTTCGACGGCAACGGTTTGCGAATTGTGATGTGCAGCGATTGCATGAATGCCTCCATACAAACGTGACATACCCGCTGAATTTGCCATTTCATCCCATGTGTCAAATGATAAGGTAACATTCATTTGTGGTACAACACCAGGCTCTACCGTGGAAGTTCCAGGAGCCAGCGTAAAATCACCATAATAGGTATTCTGATTTCCTTTAAACATCGGGCAAAATAGGGTTTCCAAATCATAAAAGACGGTATGCTTCATAATATTATTACCAAACCACTTGTTCATGGTGAGAGCAAACGCCTTTGAAAAATGGCTGTGTCCTGATGGAAAATCGGCAAAGGGTGGAGTGACAAAATTGGCGGTTTGGTAGGGAATCCACTGAGCACCATCGATAGTGCCATTCCATGAGGCAATTGCTTGTCCTGTATAGCGACGACGGATTTCCTGAATGGGACGATCCTCCATATGCGCTGATTTAAGACGCCATGTCACACGTCCGCCCTCAAACATATGAATGCCCAAGTCCTGTAAGGAAAACATCAATGTTGCTGGAGTAATATCTGCCTTAGAGCGCATGTATTCCTTCCATAACCAGATGCACATTTGTGGAGGTGCCACGGTACCTGGACCGCCCGCCCAGAATTCTGCAACCGTCTTCTGATAATCGGTTAAATTCGCAGCGATTGTCTTCACCTCATCAATTTCGGCATCACGTGCTGCACCTGTGGCAGGTGCCACCGAATTCTGAATATCGACTTCATCACTTTCTGTAAGACAAGATGATAAGACATTGTCCCAGTTATAAGTAAGATATCCTTGTTTCTTTCCTTGTACAGTAAGACGTGTCCATTGTTGGGGCTGAGGATAGGCGGCAATATTATTCACGGTGACCCCATCAACCATTAATGTTTGATTCCAATTGGCGGAATCGGTAGGTAATTCAGTAGAAGCAGCAACACTTCCATCCGTGCTGCGATAGTTGTACCAGGTTTGCCATGCAGCAGCCCATGTATCCCATTCACCCTGAGCTCTGACACGCGCAACGGTGTCGGCGGGGCAATCGTAAATAGAGTGATAGGTGCCAGGAACAATCAGAGGATTGAGATAATCGATGGCGCATGTGAGCCAGATGACGCGATCGTTATCAGTCAATGCGTGAGATGTCTTGGCGTCCCAATTCCATGCATCATGTGTTCCAGTAATACGTGAATCAGAAGCAACCCAGTTCCACGCTCCAATCACCGATGTAATCCAAAGGTACATGAAACGAGAGCCCTTGGTGGGTCCCATATTAACGGAAGCAATGTATTGAAACACGTAATCGATACCAGCATTCATGATGTATTGTAAGGATGATAACGGGTTAAGAGGTGTGATATCGCCCGACATAATAAGGGATAAATTGTTGGGAGGTGCGATAAAGTAAGGTGTCAGTTGATTGGGTCCATCACCTGCTGCATTGATGGCGCATACCGTAAAGGTATATGGTTTCCATTCCTCTAGCGTAGTAAAACGATAGGTTGTTGCCGAGGTAACAACAGATGCTAAGGCAACACCGTTTAAATAAGGGGTAATACGATAGGTAAAGGGTCCACCTGTAGGAGCATTCCATGAAACAACCACGGATCCAACCGTAAATGTAATTCCAGTGACTTGTCCAGGGATAGCAGGCACATAGGGTGGTACACTAACAGATGCATTGAGGGTAGGGCATGGACAGCCTGGGCTAATACCAACACATGTGGGATATCGTGTATACTCTGTCATTCCACCTGTTTTCACATAGGACATGATGGAACTGTCTTGAATACCGAGCATGGGTTTGGAACCACGCATATAAGTGGAAGTGGAACCAGGAGAGGTCTGAACCTGTGTTAAGAAAGAGCCAGCAATGGCTCTTTCCTGTTTGCGTGCTGTCAGTTGGGACGAGTCAAAGTTGCGAGACATTTCTACTACATCCGATTAAAAATAAATAGAGTAGGATTTTATTCTAAATAGTGTTTTCGGCAAACGGGGCGATAGATTTCTGTTCCGCCAATGATAACTTCTTCTTTTGTGGAACCCTTGTATTGTGAATAGTTTGCAATGGTTCCATCACCGCAGACCGAACAAAATGCGGTGAGTCGCTCCACTTCTTCCGCATGAGGAATGAGGCGCAACATATCACCAAATGGTTTCCGTTCCGATGTTCCATCTAAACCCGCAATCACAATATGAACCGGTAAGGTATCCGCCCACATCGTTACATATTGAAACAAATCGGGGAAGAATTGACCCTCATCAACAACAATCACTTGAAATGTGTGAGAACGTGCCATGTTATCCACTTCTTCTAAGGTAGAAACACAAATCGCTTTCTCTATCTCTTTGTCATGAGATGCAATACATTCTTTACCATATCGGGTATCACCGATATAGTTAATAACGAGTACTTTATAGCCAATGGAACGATATCGGCGGACACGACGCAACAGTTCCGTTGTTTTCTGTGCGAACATACATCCAATGAGCACACTAAGATGCCCCATCGTGAATATCTCTTTTCAAAAAAGGAGAAACAATCAAATTTATATTAAAAGGATTTTTGTAATGCCTCCCATGAAACAGGAAACTTTGCCGCCAAGCATACACTAATCGCCTCTGCATAATCACGAATTTCCTTCTGTGCAGCAGGATTCAAACGAAGACGGCAAAGACGCGCATAGGCTGCAAGTGAGCCTGTTTCAATGAACTCGGTATACATGCTTTGAGGGAGAATGGTACGAGCGAGCTCGGGTGCGACATGATTTTCTAGTAAATCGTGATACGTTTTCAAGGCTGCATTCGTTTGATTGGAAAGGATAGAATGGATACGATCGGAATCATCGACGGGTGTGGATTTGGAACCCTGCTTCAATCGTGGATCACGTTCACGAATTTCATTAGGAAAAGGAATCCAACATTCAGGTGGGGTATCGACATAACGCCGACTCACTTCATTACGAGCAAGACCAATGGTATGACGGTACCATTCACGAGCAACAAAAATCGGCATCTTGATACGGAAACGAATCTGAGGATGAAAAAAAGGACTGACATGATCATGTTTTGCCAAATAATGGACAAGCTTCTTGTCTGCTTCTGTAAATTCGAGTGACTCCTTATCAAATGATACACGAGCTGCATTGACGACCGTCAAATCATTACCGAATGTTTCCAAGCATTCCACAAAACCGACACGATCTGTTGTCAAATAGTTTTTAATGGATTGTGTTGCCATTACTATACTAAAAATAGGGTAAGACTACCTTTAGATTGTTATTTATATTTTTATTCTGATTTGTTCGATTCGCTGATTAGAATCCAGGCTGCGTTCCATCCTGTCCCATGGTGTCCTCAGAAATTCCGCTTGAAGAGGCTCCACCACGTCTGTTCCACATGAATGTGCTCTCTGGAAGCAAACCGCTTGAAGATGATGCACTTGTCGCAGGCATCGCGCACGTTGTCATTCGGGCAAGAGACAAGCCTCCGTGAGACCATGCCTTTCGTTGAGCTCGTCCATACTGCATCTTGGGACCGGCATTCGCTGCAACATTCGCCGCAACTGCATCAGCAAAGCTCATCGAAGAACCACCCGTCGGTTCGATAAAGGAAGCAGCAGCAGCAGTCGAAGCATTCGCCGTAGTAGTTCCAAACGTAACGCCAAACGATTCCGTCACTTCACGTGACAATTCCTGGCTCAGCGTGTGTTGAATTCCGTTGGAGAATACATTGTAATGGTTTGACGGCAGTTCGTCGGCAGGCTGTGAGGAAGTGCCACGCATCATGCCAAGATACGCTCCACGCTGTTTCGTCAGGTTCCGATGGTACATATGCGGAAATTTCAGCGATTTGAGAGCTCGGTCCAGTTCGTTGAGAAGAAGGTCCCATAGCGCATGAGCATGCTTTTCACGATACGCCTTGATGTCATGTGTGCAGGCAATTACCATTTCCACATAGCGCTCGTACGTCTGTTTTCCTGATGCGATGTCATCCAGTAGGGCAAGTACGTCAAACCGCAAGTAATGCGCCTCGCCATCCGTTTGAATGGTCACATCCTCAGATGAACTCACTGTCGTTTCGACAGTGATGAGCTGCGATGCCTTCAGGTCATAGCCTTTCACGGTGAGAACATGTCCCAGTGGAATCTTGGCGAGAACCACTGCTTCCATTCCCGCAGACAAGTCGCCCACCATGATTTCCAATTCATCCAGCTGATTGATCGCATAGCGCGATTTGATTTCCGTATTCTTTGGAAGGGTGATGCGCACTTGCTGAAAGGAGCAGCTGATGAGTCCGCCGAGAACATTGCCGAATACCGTCGCCACATCCTCGAGGGTGTTGACGATGGAGTAGGAGCCGCCTCCTTCCGTCGCCATGCTTTGGAGAAGCTCCGCATTGTGTTCCGTGCCATATCCAATGCACGAAAGCGATGTGCCGTGATAGTCTTGGAGGAGTTTCTTGGTCATCGTGACAATATCGGCAGGTTCAGTCACACCATCATTCGCCATTCCATCCGTGAGCAGCAGAATGCCTTGTTTGATTCCCGAAGGGTTCAGCCTCGGCAGAGCCTCGCCCGAAGGGTTTAGAACATTGCGAGCCTCCACCACCGCCGCGCTCAGATTGGTGGAGAATTCCAGATGAATCGTGGCGATGCGAGCGCGAAGATTCTCCTTTTCGGTCAAGCTGCAACACATTTTGCTGAGAATGGTCTTTGCCGTCGAGCTGAAGGTAATGACCGAAATGCGGTCTTTCTCTCCGAGGAAGTTGAGAAGATAATGAAGCGAGCGTTTGACGTTCTCAAGCTTGTCATCATCCTCCATGGAACCAGACGTGTCAATGAGGCAGCACAGGTGAATCGGCACACGGCTCTCTGATTCAGGCGCCTTGAGATGAATGGTCGCCCACTCGGGGTGAGATTGGATGGAAAACGATTGGAACTGCATGGATGTCTGCGTTTGCGAATGGATATGCCTTCTTTTTCAAAAAAAAACAAATCAATTTTTTTATATAAATAGGATCTAACAACGAAATGCAAAAGCAAATAGTGACACTCCAATAATACCAAGAGCTAATCCTGCATGATAGTGATAAGACATCGTACGATACATAGTTAGCCAATTTTCTACATCACGCTTTTCATGGAGATGATGTAACATCCAATCCGATTTCTTGTGTAGCATATAATAAAAATAATTGGTGACGGATGCTACAGCAATGACGGTGCATACAAGTGCGGTGGTACACATTTTCGTTTTGGAATGATAGTAAAGAATAGCGAGCGATAAAAGAAAACCTAATCCATATCCTTCATATGAAATCGTCATTCGTTCCTTCGCAATGTTATCATATCTTTTTTGTAAATCAGGAGATAAGGTGGAACGATACTGTTGTACCACCTGACTCTTTCCTGTCATGGTATAAAAATAAATCATACCGATGATAAATACCGCAGAGATCATACAACTTGTTATACAGACCATTCTATATAGCCGAAATAGATTATTCTAGTCCTAAAAAGGTACGCCCAATCTTACTCGTAATAAACATAGAAAATCCGGAAGCAATTTGTGCATAAAATACGGGAGTTCTTTTTGTACAACATAGTAAATAAAGGGATAATCCAACAAAAATTAGAAAACTAAGCCAAAATAACTTTGTAAAATTGTCCATCTACTAATAGACAATAAAAATAGTATGATTCTATTTTAACCTCTTTATAGAATGATTCCACAAATCACAAAAGTAAATCCATCAAAGGAAGATAAAATAGCTAGTAATGGATTCCGACATATAGTAAGAGAGCCTCTACATATAGTTCCTTTTACACCTACCCCTGAACAAGTAAAAATATGGAATGAAACGTATAAAGATTTATATAGTCTGATACGTAAGTATTGATTTAAATATACACTAAGATAAATGACCTATGATATATTCATTATCATAATCATCATTTTACTTGGATCTTGGTTCTTCTATCGTGATAAGACAAGTTATTATCGGGCACCTCGTACCATATGGACGTATTGGGAACAACCCGATAGGATTCCAAAAACAGTCACCATGTGCATGGAAGGATGGAAGAAATGGAATCCAACCTACAAGATTATCCTCCTTACAAAGAAGAATTATAAGGGATATGTAACGATTCCTGAAGAGTTTCTTAACCATTCGAATGTCAATGATACCACAGAGCGATTCTCAGACGTATTGCGATTATGGGTATTAGCGGAGCATGGAGGAATATGGCTGGATCCATCTGTCTTATTAAAAGGATCGGTGGAAGAGTGGATCTTTCCTCGTTATGCTGAATATTCAGGATTCTACATGGAGCAACAGAGTCGTCCGATGCATATGATAGAAACATGGTGTATGGCGTGCAATAAGGGTAGTCCATTTATGAAAAAATGGCGGGATGAATTTTCACAAATCGGACAATTTGTCAATATCGAAGCCTATCTTCTTTCACGAAAGGACATGGGTGTTTCTTTTCATACGTTGAGTGATCCAAATGGAAGGGCAATCCAAGTGGCGTTACAGAAAATTCTACAAATCGATAAATATCCGTTGGAATCGTTGTATCTACAGAAATCGGAAGAGGGACCTTATCGCTATTTAGTCGATGCGACATGGAATTCTGAAAAAGCGGTGGAAGCGGCATGTCGTATCAAAAAATACCAGAGTCCGATTATGAATCTGCGTAAGGAAGAACGAGAGGTATTGGAAAAGCGTATTGATTTTGATTTTACAGTAGAGAGTTGTGGATGGTTAGACGAATATTAGGAAGAGGCATTCGCCTTCGCCTTCGACCATTCCAAATACATATGGGTCCATTGGATGAAATAGGAGGAACCCAATTTCTCCGTAGCCAATTGATGAAGTTCTTTCTCTTTCTCGGTCAGCGTTGCAAAGAATTCATCAAAATCGGCAGGAAGCGGTGCGGGTTTCGGCGGCGTGTAGACTTTCATTTCTGATGATTCCAATGTAAAAAATGTCATCAAATTTTACCTGTGAAGTACATAGAATGCACTTCAAAGATAAACGAGTGCTCACCATTGCTTCTACGGAGGATATGTTGCGAATCTTAGAATCCAAAGGCAATTCCTTACGAGATTACAAAAAAGGGACACGTGTCACTGTTCATAATAAAATGGAGCAAGGATATTCCTATGTGTTGGAGGTAACGCCTGGAACACATTTTGCAGAGGGATTTGAACCGTATTATACCCCAGCAGAAATGTTAGAAATGGGTGTCTTTAGTGGGAAATACCTGAATGATTGTCTTCTAGAGTTCCCGAAAGAATGGTTTACCAAAGCAATAAAGAAAGGGAAATTGTCGCCACAAGGTGCCGACACCCAGTGCAACTTTTTAAAAGTAGATTCACGGTTGAGTTTACATAAATGGAAAGAGTATGGATGGGTTCCTAATCAAGCGGGTCATGTTGCGAAACAGTATCCGTTGTTATCGGATAAGGAGAAAAATCATGATATTCGTGGATGGTTCCAATGGTATTGTCGGTACTATATGGGACGAAGAGAGCCAGAAATTGATGAGGTTCAAATCAAACGATGGCGCGCGTTTCGAAGACATGCGGGACAAATCAAAGCTAATTGTAGAAAAGGGGATATGAGTTGTCGTCCCGTACAAAGACAGGCTTTACTACAGTGGGCGCATCAGGTGGATGGATAATATAAAAATAGTACGATTTACATCATTCCATTTCTTCCAGATCCTCTTCTTCCTCTGAATCCATCTGAATCTTTTTCTTCACTGAAACAACGGTTTTATTATATTCGCGCGTGAATGCGGTTTTTACTTTCGTAGAAAGTTCGACTGGTGAAAAGAGAACACCCGCCGATTCCATGAGTTCATCGCGTGTCACTGACATTTCTTTCATGCGTTGAATGGCACCTTTGATATCAGGTTTCTCTGTGTTCAATGGAGTGAGAAGAATGCGATTCATTGGTTCAGCTCTGTCTAATCGCATCGATGTGCTAGAGCATCTCTGATGCCGACTCATTTCTTCCATCATTCGCATATGTTTCATTCGTCGAGAATTCTTACCAAGAAGTTGGGGAAAGATTTGAAAAGGAGCAGGACCTGATACAGTGCGTGCTGCTGCGACAGTAGTTTGAACCACGTGAGGTAATAGGCTCCAATCTTGTGTTCGCATGAGTCGTTTTTGAAAGAGGTCGCCGTCGGAAATGAATTCAGATGCTGCCACGATATCATCGAGTGACCCTTTTGACGCTGCGACATATGCTTCTTGAACCATAAGAGGCACCATGAAATGGTCCACGTAGACGAAGTCCGCCGCTTGATCTAGCGTAACACGCCTATTTCCAAAGAGTTTCTGAGTGGCGGAGAATAAGTCGAGGCGAAGGATGGCATCTTTGTTGGAATCGGCTTCTATGCCACGATAGAACTCAAGGCGATTTAAAATGGAACGAATGTCATTACCATTTTCTTCACATAGTTTTTCTAGTTCCGCTTTTGTAATGGAAATCCCCTCTTTCTTGGCAATGGAGAGCAGAGCAGTCGCAATCGTTGATTTGACAGGACGGCTACATTTGATAAGGGTACATGCACTAACAATAGGTTTTAATTTGGGAGGACATTCGTTGGCGATACAGATGATGGGAGTCAATGATTTGCGAATCAAGTCTGCTATTTCACCGACACCACCACGTTCCGAGAGTCCGTCGATTTCATCCATCACCACCACTTCTTTTTGTAATCGTTTCATACCGAGTGAGATGAGTCCCTTTAATGTGGAAATGCTACGACTATCCGATGCATTGTATTCAGCCACTTTAAAGCCCATGGTAGTAGCAATGCAGTGAATCATACTTGTTTTTCCAATGCCAGGGGGACCTGTTAGGAAAAGTCCAGGTTTGTGGGGCGCCCAGGTTTGAAGCCAGGTAGTTATTTGTTGGATGGCGTCTTTGTGTCCAATGATGTCGTTTATCGAAGTGGGGGTATATTGATCGACGAGGAGTTTCTTTTTGTCATGTGCAATTTCTTTACGAGTTTCTGTCTGAATAAGGGAAATGCCGCGTCGTGTGGCTTCTTGGTATCGCCAGGATTCGGTGATGGGTCGTCCATCGTGGCAGGCAGTACCGAGTTGTAATTGGTAGCCAGGACGAAGGACCTTGTGAAGGCGAGCATGTGTTGGTGGGCAGACGCCTGTTTGCACAATGTCGGTCATGCAAACAGAGATGCTTTCTATTTTGTAAGATTATGATTCAATTTTATTGCACTAGCTCTTCGGAGTGGATGGAGCAGCGAAAAGAGAGGCGGGAGGACCATAATGAAAAATCGCGAGGGGTGACAACGGACCAATTTACAGGTTCAATCAAATCAAGCTTATCAAAAACGTAGGCAACAAGGGCAGAGCACCAGAAACGTTTGGTGGTGGCGGAAGGAGAGGGAGCAATGGATCCGTCAATGTCCAAATGATAAGCAGCCCGAATCCAATCAAATAAGTTCATATCATAGGGACGATTATGAATAGTTTGGTGAATGGTATCTATCTTTTCGTAAAAAGAATGATTGCGTTCACAGGTAATGCGACGAACGTAGACGGAAAAGGGTGGACATTCTTTTAATAAATCGGAGAACAGATGGAGTTGGACACCTGATTTCAATATATGATCTTCCGAATCAGGAATAGGGTTCCAGCCTGATTCTAATAGGTAGATGCCGTTAGGTAAGGAACAATCAATAAAGGCTGGATCTTTGATAATCATACCAATGTGAGAATAGCGGCTGCGTCCCACCCATTCTAGTAGATAAGAAAGCCATGAGGAACCGCGAAAGAGAATGATATCTCCCGTGTCAAGAGTGGATAGGTCAAATGCCATAGTTTGAATACTCTGATATTCAAAGAAATAGAATTAGAACTTAAAACAAAATAGGTACTAAGAGTCATAGTATCATGCCACTTGTTCATCGGCATATTGCAACATCAAAAGAGGCGCAGGATAGTGCATTTCGTAATGTACGCACGTATGCGCAGGCGGCAAGCCTTCCTGTGTTGTCGATTCACGTTCCAGAGCCGATTGCAACACACAATTCCTATTCGATGTTGAATGATGTTACGTCCGATTCAAATTCAACCCCTGATTCTGATAAGTATATGTGGAATTCACCTGAATCAGACTCGACAAAGAGT